ACTACCCTGCGGAACCTGGAACGCTAAGTAATGCCGCCCGGAATTACTGGGGAAAACCTGTGTGCTTTGCTGAGCAACCAGGCTGAGCGAACGCGAGACGGGAACACCGCCGATCGGCACGGCCGATACGCCACCGCCGAGCACCGACCAGACGCCTTTGAGCACCGACGTAACCGACCCTGAACCACCAGCGTAGAGCAAGTCAGCCGGAGTACCGAGCGCGGTAGCCGAAGACTGTTCGGCTGCGATCTGCGCTTGCTGATTGCTGGCCGTCGCTGAACCGGAGTTCGTCCCTCCGGTACCGCCAGTCACCACCAGCGGCATCGCAGCAGTGCCGCAGGGCACGACAACGTTCCCGCCGGTCGAGCAATGCAGAACCACTGCCGGCGCTCGATTGAGGCTATTTTGCAGCACATAAGGCGTGCCGGCCCACGTCGACCCACCGCCCATCATCAGCACAGCGGCAAAGCCTAGCGTTATCTTCATTGCCAACCCCGTATCTCCAAAGATTTCCCGCTGCCGCATAGCCTCACAGCGCGCGTATCGTGTCATCGTTTGCCAAAGTGATCTTCAACGGCCCAGCGATACACCGGTTCGGCAAGCCAGATCGCCATACTGCCAACAACGCCAATGGCAAACACCACGCCTGCAACCCGCGACCGCAGCGCAGCAATGTCCGCGATCGGCCGCCTCAGCGCCTGGACGGCCAAGACCAAATGATCAAGCGCCCGAGCATTCTCTCGTGTATCAGCCCGCAGCGCCTCAAGATCGTGCTGCATGACACAAATGACGCACTCCAGCTTTTCTTCCAGGTCGCCCTGGTCTCCGCGCAGGCTTGCAAGATCGGAACGAAGGATTTCGTGCAACTGATCCGCCTGAGATTGCCTCAGCCGAATCGTGTCGCGCAGTGACTCGATGCCGCTAAGCACCTCGCCCATTTGCTGGAACAGCGGGTTAAGATCCGTTCCCGTCAAGACCGACCTCCATGCATGCGAGTAACCCCGAATGGGAGGCACCGCGCGTCCCGGCCCAATAGCCCTCAGGCGATGCTGAGAACGCCGGCATTGTTCCAAATCTGATTCGAGCCGGTGGCAGGCTTGGAAGTAGGCAGACCGCCCGCAAATAGACCGCCGGAAGGGGACAGCCAGAGCGCACCATTGGGCTGAATTGCCAACCCTCCGGAATTTGTCGTAACCAGGCTCAGGTTGCCTGCGGTGGCGTTCTGCAGCACCACCCAGTTCGTCGCGTTGGCAATGCTAAGCAAGCTGAGAAGATTGCCCGACCCTGCGCTCCCGCCCGCGGCGTTGACATAGAGATTGCCGCCCTTGGTCTGAATAACGCCCCCGACCATGCTGTCAGAGCCATCGAAGCACAGAGTCGGCGGATTCGTGGTCGTCGCCGGCTGGTGCCGAATGAAATTGGCCGCATTCGCTGTTGAATTGACACGAAATAGGATGTTGCCTGTAGAATTTGTAAACAGATGATCATGCGTATTGGCAATACCGGCAGGTACACCCGCTGCGGCGGGTGTTACGAAGGTGAGAAAGTTCGAATTCTCCTGTGGCGTGTTATCGATCACGGCGGTAGCCAAGGGCACGTTGCTAATGTTCAGACCGAATGTCGTCAGACCCACGGTGCCGTTGCTTCCAGTGATCTTGATGACGGTAGCGAGGTTTTCGAAGTGGCACATGGCGAGGACATTACCAGACGAGTCCCATGTGCTCTGAAAGCCAAAAGCGATATCCTGACCATTGGATGGGCCGCCAACAAAATTGCACCCCATGAGATGAAAATTCGAACAATTCGTCAGGTTGAACATCGTCTGCGACGTGCTCGGCCCTTGATCGCGCGTTATATCCAGTCCCACAAAGAAGCCGTCGGTGACGTTCGCAGCCAGCACCGTTCCAAGATTCGTGTTCACCTCTCCATTTGCCACCCAAATTCCAAGCAGCATGGGCTTGTTCGGTGCGTAGCCGGGCCATGATGTCTGGTTTGTTTGCGAAAACAGGTAATCCAAGCCCACCACTAGCGGGCTGGTGATGTAAATGCCCTCACAGTATCCGGTTTGCAGGACGAATGCGTTGCCGTAATAGGCTTGCGCACCATGGATTCGTGTATCCACCGACCGATTGAGCTCGATGAACGCCGACGTGGTCGCCCCCGCAGCCGCCGGTGGCCCGAACCACGATATATTGGTGAGTTGCGCACTCCAACAGTTGTTAAGCACAAAGCCGCGCAAGAAACTCTGAGGAAACGGTGAAGTCCCGTTGGCCGAGTTCGGGTAGCCAAAGCACTCCACCTCGGAGATGCTCACCGTCACATAGCCAAACGCGCCGCTGCTAGGATAAGTTATTCGCGCGACAGCCGCGGTCTGCCCAGCAGAGCTCTCAGCATAGCCCGAAAAGTCGCGCAGAATGATTTTGTCAAAAATATTCCCCGGAGCAAAGTCCAGACCGATCCCGGTGTGGGAAAAGTGTAGCCTTGTCTGCCCACGTCCCGCGCCCCGGAGCGTGACGGCCTGGCCACTCACTACCAAAGAACTGTTGAACCAGTAGTCGCCAGCGGGCACGAAAATCTCGCCGCCGCCAGTCAGGCTGGCGAAAGCTGCGCTGAAGGCCGCCGTGCAATCCGCGCCGCCCGTTACGGCACCGAAATCCACTACGTTGACCGTATCCAGCGACATCGCCCCAAGCGTCCTGGCCGGCGCACCCGGCGCAACTGTCACGGTAGCCAGGGTCGCTGATCCCGCCAACGGCGCCGTCACTTGCCCCAGGCTGTTCAGCGCCGCATAGCCGCCACTGGGAATCTTTGCACTCAGCGCCGCAACCTGTGCTTCCGTCGAAGTCAGACCCGAATTTAGCGATTGCAATTGGCTTGTCACGGAAGGATCGGTGCTGGCCGAAATGTCACCGCTGGCATCGATGGCCACGTTGGTCCCGGCGTTAAACAGCCCGCGCAGCAGTGGCATGGCCAAGCGACTTGGGGTCCCGGCAGCGTTGACAATCACATCGTCAGTCAGTGCAAGCGCCGTTTGCGCAACAAAGCCGGCGTGATCGCCACCATTCGCCAGCAGCGACTCGCTCTGCAAAGCAAGACCGGTCGACACATAGACCGGCTCCGGACCGCCGGGCCCGAGCGATACGCGGCCGAGCAGCGTCCCGCTTGGAATTTCGATAGAAGGCTGGACGGTGGCCAGCAGCTCAGAAATCGTGACCGAGCGCGTAATACCAGCCTGGCTCAGCGGGATTTCGTCTTGCGCCGTTGTCTCGGTGGCTGGCGGAAGCTGTGGAATGGTCGGCATGATGCGGGACCTCGACGAATTGTTGCAGTCAGGCGATTGCCGTCCAACCGGAACTGGAAGTACCGGAGAGCTTGACCCAGAGCGTGCTCCCCGGGCCGCCATCAAGGTTACGGAAATCCGAGCCCGGACCCGCCACCACCACCCCTTCCGGCGAGCCGCGGCCAAGACAGGAGCTGTAGCCTCCAGGCTCGGCAACACTGGCGATGCCAAGCCTGCCCGCGGCCGCAGGGCGCAAGGTCAGATCGCCGCTACCAACGCTCTGCACGATCGCGCCGCCGTCGCCTGTCGGCATCAGATAATCGACAGGCGGCGACTGCACCGCGCGCCACTGACCGAACGCGCCTTCGAGTTCAACGGCGCCACCGGACGGGATACCCATGTCATAACCGGTCCAGTTCTGCAGGGCCGGCATCGATCCGCCTTGAACCAGTCGCAACGGACAATTGCAGGCGAGGCGCAACCGCCGCCCGGCAATGACCGGCAAACCGACAAAACCGATTCCCGCAGCCCCCGCGCCGTCCCCCGCAATCGTAATCTGTACCGAGGCGCAAATCGGGCCATACCCGGAGCCGGAATTGGTCACCACAAGCCAAACCACCGCGCCACCCGACACGACAGCCTCGGCCGCCGCCCCGTTCCCAAGCCCGGCGATGGTTACGGAGGCACTCGTGTAACCGCTTCCGCCCGACGTCACTTGCAGGAAGGTCACCTGACCCAGCGTATCAACCTGATGCTGCGTCAGCAGAGCGCCAATACCAGGCGGCGCGCTCGTCACCAGCACGTCATCGGCCACTTCCGGCAGCACGAGCGCCGACTGTCCATCCACCTCGCTCGACCCCACCTGGAACTGCGCCGTGTTGTTCCAGCTGTTGCCCTGCACGATTGCATTTCCGGTATGCAGCCACATCGCCTGGCTGCCGAGCGCACTACCCCAGCCATTGATCGAATTGCCGCAAACAGCGACGCTTTGCGCTCCATCCTGCACAAGAATTCCGCCGCCCAAAGCGGCAGAGAATCCAATCCAGTTCCGCTCGACAGTAACTGCGCCGGTCGGCGCCATGCTCACCAAAGGCTCGATGCCGGAGATCGCAACACCCCAACCATTATTCAGAAGAAAGTTTTCTCCGATCCGAACGTTACTGCACCCGCCTGCAAGAATTCCGGTCCCAGCGCTTGAAATGTGATTACCGGCGACGACGCTGGTCGACGATCCTCGGCAATCGAGCCCAGCCGCCCCGCCCTCGACAACATTGCCGCTTGCCCGCGACATCGCCAAACGCGCCAGCAGTCCTCCGCCGAACGCAGCTGTGCCATTGGACTGCAAGACGTTGTTCGTCACCGTGGCGCCGAAAGCGGCAACAGCCAGGCCCCATTGCGCATTGCCAGAACAAACGTTATCCGCAACGATGCACGATCCCGTGCTACTGGGCGGGGCGCCTCCCACACTCCAGGATCCAACCGAAATGCCGTTTTTGTTTCCCGAACAACTGTTGCCGTCGAGACGGACGCCGAGCCCGGGGCCAATCACGATCCCGCCGCCGCCGTTTCCTTGACACTGCGTGTCCATTACCGAAACCAGCCCGCTCCCGAATGCCGCAATGCCATTCAGAGCATTGTTGTGCGCTCCGCAGCCACGTACGCTATGCTGAGCACCTGCACTGCACGCGAGCAGCAAGCCGTTGCCCTGCGTCGCACCACCACAATGCAGGAACTTGCATCCGTCGAACCACGCAGATAGACAGCCCGCCGTCACCTGCACGGATGGCGCATCATCGCCGGCCAAGCCACCGGCGTCGAAAATGACACCGCTGACCACGCAAGTTGGGCCACCAAAGCTGATCCAGCAACCAGCGCCGTTAGCCTGCGCGCGGCGCAGGCTCGTGGCCCCGCACACCCCCACCACTGCCACCGGCGCAGCCGCGGACAACGTGCCATTAACGATGTAGGTACGCCCACCCAGAATGAGCGGCAACCCGCTTGCCAGCGCCAGAACGAATGAAGCTGTATCATCGGTCACGCCGTCGCCCGCCGCGCCAAAACTTTCGATCGTCACAGCATCGGCAAACAAATCTGCAATCCGTCGGGGCGCCGGTGTCGCCGCCACATTGGCCAGCAAACCGGACCCGTCTACACCCGCAACCTGCGGCAATCCGCCGATAAATTGCGCGTAGGTCGCAGCAACATTCTGGCCGCCTTGCCCCATCGCCACCAGGTCGCCAGGCATCGGCGCGCCAGCGCCCGACAGCGCGCTGACCGAGAACGCAGCCGGCGCACTCAGCGCGCCTTGCGCAAGCTTCAGATTGGCGCCAAGCGCTATCGTCTCCGGCGCGCCAATCCCGGCACTTATCCGCCCCAGCAAGCTCCCAGAGGGAACCGCCAACGCCGGCTGTACACCAGCCAGCAACTGCGCCCGCGTGGCGGAGCGGGCGATATCCGACTGGCTGACAACCAGCTCGTCACTGTCCGAGACGGAGACTGCAGGCGGCAGCTCGTTGATCGTCGGCATGCTGCGATCCCGCCTCAGCTCGTGGTCAGAGGATTGTCGTTCTGATCGGTAATAGGTGCACCGGTCTGGTCCGTAATCGCCGCCGGCGGCACGGACTGCGTTGCCAGCGACAGCACTGGCAGAGCAACGGTCCGCCCAATCGTCCGCCCGCTCTGCGTCCCGATCGTGATCGTCACAGCATAGGTCGTTCCGGGAAAGCCTTGCGACAGCCAAAGGATCGCCTGCGTGCCCTCGGCACTCGACGAATTGAGCGTCAGATCGCCAGGGTTCGACGGCGATATCTGCACATCCAGCGTCGCAATCGAATCCCCTTCGTTTCCCGCCAGCGCCTCCGACACATCGAAGACATAGTCCAGCAGATCGGAAGGATCTTTTACCGGCCAGGCCAGCGGCTGCGGCGCTACCTGCAGCGTGCCGCGCGGAATCGCGCCAAAACCGTCCAGCACGATTAGGCGCGCGGTGCTCGGTAACCACGTGATATTGGCAGGTGTTCCCATTGCCGCCCCCTCAGCCGTTCATCGCCGCACGATCAATCGGCGCGCTCACCACTCGACCAGGACAAGGCCCTCACCGCCTTGCCCGCCAAGACCCCCGCCAATCCCCCCCGAGCCGCCACCGCCGGGCGCAGTCCCACCGTTTCCACTAAGAGCGCCTGTTGCGGCGCCCACTGCACCTGGGGCGCCGGCCCCCCCATATGCTGCGCCACCGCCTCCGCTAACCCAGTCGCTCCCGGCCTGGAACCCAGCCCCGCCCGCGCTCCCAGTCAGTGACAGCACGCCGCCCGACCCCTGACCGCCAGCGGCGCCCCCAGCGCCGCCAGCGGTCGCAGCGCCGTCGCCACCCGCGGCGCCACCCGTCGCCGTCGCGAGACTTCCGAACTTCGAGAGCCCACCGGCTGTCCCAGCCCCGGCCCCGCCATTCCCCACAGTCACCTGGAAGCCTTCGCCAGGCGCCACCTGGAAGAACCCTTCGCAGTAGCCGCCTCCGGCACCTCCGCCGCCCGCGGTGCCAAAACCGGCGCCACCCGATCCACCACCGCCCCAGATACGCAGCCGAATCCCCTGAACGCCTGCGGGCACCGTCCAAACCCCCTGGTTCGCCGGCGTAAAAGCCGCCAGGTTACGCGTCCCCGGCGACAACTGCGGCAGCTTCCACGTCACGAACGGAGCAGCGGCCAACGGCACGATGTTCGCGGCAGCAATGCTGGTCTGACCGTAGTAAACGCTGATGACATAGAGCCCCGCCCAGCCTGCATCGACCGAGGGTGTCTCCTGCTCGCCGGAAGGACCAGGCGGACCCGCCTTCATTTGCAACTGCACCTGCTGCAGCCGCTGCGTATTTTGCGCCGTCCCGCTGTTGGCAGGACCGCTATAGGGCTGCGCCGGATTGCTCGCATTGTAGTAGGGGAGCACAACAGGCGATGCATCGACCTCCAGCAGACTCGCCTCGATCAGATAGTTGATCCCCTGCCCCGGCACCGTCGGCGCCGTAGTGGTAAACGTCGCCGGCGACAGGCTTACCCCCATACGCACCAGCGGCAGCGCTTCGGCCGGCAGTGACCCGAACGATGTCGTGTCAACCACACCAAACTGCGTGATGCTGCCCGCCCCCACCACAACCGACATCGACTGCGGCTCGGTCGGCACGCAGGCCAGCCCATCGGCGACGATGTTCGTCCCGAGTGTTGCCTGCGCCAGATAACCGATCGCCACCATGATGTTGCGCTCGGTGCTCAGCAAATCCGTATCCAGCGGTATCCCGCCGGGATAGACAATCTGTCTGTCCACGATGCCATTGCCTCTCAGAAAGGATCCAGGCCAAAGACTTCAGTTGGCGATATTCATCCACGCGATACTGGCCGCCGGCAGCAGTTTGGTCACGGTGGTCTGAATGTCGGCGTCGCTCACAACAGTGCTAAGCATCGACAAGTCACCATAATACTGCAGCCCGCCGGTACCGTAGCCCGCCAGCAGCGCGATGCCGCCGCCCGAGGGCCGGTAGGCAGTGACAAAAACCTGATATGGCAGCATTAGGGATCCCCATCCCCCCGCCACCCCGTAGCCAACACCGCCGACATTATAACCACCCGTGTCGCTTGGCCGCGCCGGCTCGAACACAACCGGCGCCCGTCCGGTAAGCTCCGTCAGAGCAAGCACCAAAGCCGAACGCGTGGCCCGCGGTCGCAGCAGCTCCTGGCTGATCCGAGTCCGAAACAGCCCATCCGCCTCGGCATTCCGCCGCGGCAGGGCGATGCCAAAAAAATCCGCGCTTATAAGGTCCAAGAAGCCGCCGCTCGCCGTGGCAATTCGCGCCTGCGCCTGCACTGTCTGCAGCAGACCGTAGATCACCGACCAGCATGTTCCCAAGCCCTGCAACACAGCCTGCAGCAGCGGTGCCGAGTTACCAAACCAGCGTGCCGGCAGCACCGCCTGCATGCGCGCCGCCATGTCGTTGCTGTCACCGATCATGTCAATTCACCACGACGGAAGCCGCAATGATCACGCCATTCACCGGTGCCGCGACATCCGCCGTTCCGCCATTTATCGTCGTGCCCACAACGCTGATGACGGACGTATCGGCACCATGTGCCAGTGCGTCAAGTTTAGAGATCGCCAACGTGCCACCCATAGGAAGCCCGGCAATCCACGCCAGCACAGCCTGCTGCGCGGAGGCGGCGACCGCCCCCTCGGTCAGCGGATTGGACGTCTCCAAACTCATGCTCACCGTCACATTAACCACAACCGGCGGCGTCACCGCGTAAGTCGAGCCGAGCGGCCGAACTTGCTCGACGGCCGCCTGAACTTCGCTGATGAGCGTCGCAGGGGGATTGCCCGTGCCGTCATCCACGGTCACCACAAAATGACCCGGCAACGCATTGCCCGACCCATCCTGGTTCTCCACGATCGAGTAACGAAGACCCTGCTGGACGGCAAGAACAGCATTGCTCACCGCCAGCTTCGTCGCCAGCGGCAGACTGTTAATATAGGTCTGAAACCGCAGCCGGAGCGCCGCATCGCTCTCGGGGTCAACGCCGCCGACCAGTGCCGCGGCATTCGTCACCGTATCAACGCCAGGTATCGCTGCATTCAGCAAACCGATAGCCCCAGCAAGCACGTTGCCGGCACTACCGGCCACCAAAGCCTGCACTGGCACATCGACCGAGGCAAGCGGCGCCGCCAAGCTGTAGCCCGACACGCCATTCACCACCGTGCTCGACGCGCTCGCCACCACAGCAAAGCTCTGCGTACCGTCCACAGTACGAACGACCGTCCCAACCGGCACGAATGCATTCAGCCCGATCGTATAGCGCGCAAACGTCACGATCCCGTTGGCCGGCGCCCCCGGCAGACGGGCCAGCGAAAAATCCGCCATCCAGCTATCCAGATCCGGCCCATTGCTCGTCGACGCACGCGTCATCGACAGCACCTGCAGGATCAGCCACTGCATCCATAGCGCCACCGAGGCACTCGCCTCCAGCACCGCACGCAGCACGCTGCCCACCGACAAATCGATCAGCTGCTGCGCTCCACCCTGAACCGCAGCAGCCATCTGCTGTACCAGGGTCGAAAAGCCATTCAGCGGCAGCAGCATCTCAGCCGCCTACCTGAAATGACAGCACCTGCGTCGCACCCGTCGTGGAGTCGACATAACGAACCTGCACGATCACACTCCCATCGGGGGCACTCTGCACATCGATCAGCGGCTCCGGCGTCCGCGACACGGCAGCCTCCTTGAAAATCTGGCTGCGAATGGCGCCCCGTATCGCGAGCACATCCACCGGCGTCCCGACAAAGGCGCCCAGCCCCGCGCCGTAATCAAGCTGCCATATATAATCACCAGGATTCGTCAGCAGCCGCCGCAACACACGCTGCTGACCGAACGCGGTGTCCGCAGCCAAGGCAATATCGCCGGTCGAGCTCGCGGACAGATCGGCGCCCCAAATCAGGCTCGCATCCTGCATCCACGCCCCCAGAACCTTATGCCAGATCTCTCGATCTCGGACTCATTTGAGGAAGGCCTTCTTTTCTGAAGAAAAGAAGCAAAAGACTTTTGGACCGCTGTCGCGAGCCTAACCGGCAGACGTACAGCAGTATCCAAAAGTTTTTTGGTTCTTTTCTTCAGAAAAGAACTGCTTGCCTGTGATCGCTCAATCAGTCGGCGTAGGCGTCGTCTCCGAAGGCGGATGCACATGCTCATTGTAATGCCCACGCAACCGCGACAACGCGCCCTCGCCGTCGTAGACATCGCCGCTCACATGCAAATCCCCAGTGTGATTCCACGAGGGCGCGGAACTAGCGATCGACCCGTCGTTGAGCAGCTTGAGAAAACTTCCGGTTTTATGCACCAGCCAGAGCTCGCCGCTGGCTGCCGCCGGTGCCGGCGCCGAATTGGACCACAAGCGCCCAACCACCAGCCCATGCTCGGCATCGCCTTCCTGCCAAATGACAATAACCTGGTCGCCGGGCGAAGGCGGACACGCGAGCCCCCAACCATTCCCCACCCAACTCGCAGCGACCGGCAGCCAGCCAGACAGCACGCCCTCGGGTTGTATCTGTACCCGCACCGTCACCGTCGCCGTATCGACCGACGTCACAACCGCCAGCCGAGGCTGCGCCCATCCCTGATCCAGCCGTGACGCATGGGCCTTGATCAGATTGAGGAAGCTGTCCACGCCGGCACCCTCGCCCTCACATGCTGCGTGAACCCGTGCGTGAACGACATGCGTCGCTCAACATCGGAAATCACATAGAGCCCATCAAAATCCGTTCCGGTATCAGACAACGCAAGCCCCATCCGCGGCTGCATCGCCAGTTCGCCGGGCAATTCGATTTCAATACACAAGGCATGCTGCGCCATCTCACCCAGCACGCGCTGGGCAAGGCTCTGCGCCGCATCCGCCGTCACATTCGGCCGCACGATCACATAATCCGGGGAGCCGCCAGTGCCCCCGCCCAGCGTCGCAGTCTGCGAAATCGACGTCTGACCGCGACAGTCCCAACTCCTCACTGCAACCGAAAGCGCCCCTTCCAGGCTCAATGTACGCTCAAGGCGCAACGACACACAGTCAGAGGGCGTCAAAGCAACCGTCGCGCCGGCAGCAGGGGGCATAAAATTCAACACCTCCTGATCGACCCAGACATCAAAACCTTCCTGCTCCGCCAGCCGGGTCAGCAAATCCCACTCGGTCGTGAACCGTCCATGCTGGTCCAGCGTCGTCCGCGCGTACTGGCTCTGGAAATTCCTGCCCACGGGCAAGGAGGTTGCCGTCACATTGGCCGTCAGCCCCTGCCGCGCGGCCAGCAACGTCGCAATGTCGCTTGCCGTCCGATTCTGAAAAGTCTCCTGCGTGCGCGCCTCGATGAACAGGGCAGTCAAGTCCCGTCCATCCACGCCCACCTCACCGCGAATAGGATCGATTTCAATAAAATCCGCTTGTCCAAGCAGCATCGGAACCCAGGCCCCGTCAAGTCCGAACTGGATCCCGATCTGTAACGGCCCGGATGACCAAACACCGGCGCCGGACACATCGAGCGCCAGGCGAAGCCGGAACCGGTTTGCCGCGAGATGGCTATTGCTGGACACCTCGGCTTCGATGACGCCTCCTACCGGCACGCCATTGACGCTGATGGCAACAGCAGGCGTGCGCGCACTACTGCTGGCCAACGCCGCCTCCTGCCGACGGATCCACGTCAGGAATGGACAGCGTCACCAGCCCCTGCAGAAACGGATCCAGTATGTCGTTGGCCGCCGCAATGCGCACCCACTGCGTCGCATCGTCAAGATAGACGGAAGCCACCTGAAACAGATTGCCGCCGGCCACAGTGACCACCCGCATCAACCGGCCTCCGCCAAATTGCTCACCGCCCGGCCGACATAATCCTGTGCCACGCACAGTTGCGCCAATGTCCCCGATGCGCTCACCGCGGTTGCCAGATCGCTCGAACTCAGCCCAGTCTCCGAACTAGAAATGCCTTGCGAAATCGTGCCTTGCACGGCGCTCAGGCTAGACGCCGCGGCCGCAGCGGCCGCGGTGCCAGCGGTCAGTGCGCCCGTCGCACTCGTCGCCGCCAACGCTGCGGTCACATCCACATAGAGGCCGGCACTGGCGAGATCGGCTGCAATCTCGCTCGCCGCCGAGACGGCGATGGACGCGTCGGCCTGCGCTTCGTCAAGCAGCACTTTGCAGGTAATCCTGTATTCGATCCACCATGGGCTGGTGTAATCCAGTTGCAGACTTCCGATAATGACGCTGTAGAAAAATTGATCCCACGTCAGGGGCAGCACGTCACCGGCAGCGCGCATGGCATCCAGCATCGCGGCACGTCCGCTCGCATTCGCACCCGATATCACGCCGGCCCACGCAATATCCGCGTCGTCTCGTCCCATCGCGTCAATGACACGTGCACCGCCCGGCAGCTTGTGCACGACCAGCGACTGGGCACCCCCGAGCCGCACCCGCCCAGGCACCTCGAACGCCTGGAGCGTAACTGGGCCGAGTTGCAAGACGACCATCATACCCCCACCGTCGCGCCTGGAATCAAATCCAGTAGGACCCGCCGACGCGCGTCCTGCCTCGCGGCTCAAATGCCGCGACATCCACCGCCCAACCAGCGTTCCGTCTAAGAACACATCGCCCTGCATCGGTACGGCTGCGCCCGACGAGCCCGCACCCGGGGCATCAGCGCCCTCCTGCGCGCCCGCGCTGCCCGGCGCGACACCCGGCTGAGCAACCCCTCCCACCTGCGGCGCATCGACAAACACGGGCGCCAACGGAGCAGCCTGGGCCGCTTGGCTCGGCGCGCCGCGCATGGCCGTGGTCTGGGAACGGCCGTCTGGCGTGGACGTCTGCTCTTCCGGCAGGGAAAAAGCCTCGAGCCGCCGGCCCGCGTAATGATCCAGCCGCAGCCCGGCGCCTCCGCCGACGGCCGGACCCACCGACACCGGCGCCGCCCGGCCCCCACCATAAACTTCGCCGGAGGGAACCACTAAAGGCGGCGAAATGACGATTGGTGAAGCAGCACCCGGACCCTCAGTGGACATCGGCCTCGCCAGCGCCCCTTGCGGCCCGGCTGACCCAGCCTCTCTGTGCAGCCGGACCAAATGCGTGACGTCGACGCGCGCAACCTGTGCCGCAACCGCCTGACGTGCGTCGGGCAACTCAGCCTTCGCCGGCGCAACAGCCTCCGAGCCGCCCACCGGCGCCCAAGTCGGTGCCTGCGGCGCGGCTGCGGGAGGCGGCGTCAACGGGCCCAAGCGGTCCCGTCCCGCCGATGCCGCCGCGACCTCGACGCCCTCGGCAGAACCAGCCGAAGCCGCCGGGCCAGGCGCATTGCGCGCAAACTCGGCCGGATTGACGGCCTTCGGCATGAGCGTCGTCGATCCCATGACCGTCAGGGCCGCAACACCAGCCCGCTGCAACCGCTCGACGGCAAGCGCACCGACACTGGCGGCGCGCGTCACCGCCGCGGCATCCCGTTCCGCCTTCGCAATGCCTTCCGACACGCCATCGGCGAGGGCGAGCGATATGCCAATCTCAAAAGCCTCGTTCATAAGCCACGCTCACGCAAGGTCCCGGCAATGGCCGCCGCAACTTGCGGTGCCGCAGCACGCCCAATGCCTTCCAAAATACCGGCTGGCCGCCGCCCTGGCGCGCCCCGCTCGACATCACGTAACGCCGCGGACGCGCTCGCAACGACAACGCGCCCGTCGCGCAAAGTCACGCTCGTCTCGCCAGGCAACCCCCGCGACACGAGCCCGGCGCGCACCGCCTCCGCGAGCATTTCCCCTGCCGAGGCCAAAGCATCCTTCAGCCTCTCGTCCATCGTTCCTCCGCAAAATCGTAGTCGAGGCCATCAAATCGGCCCATCGCCACAATCCAGGCCTGCCGCTCATCCTCTGGCAGCGAGAACGCCACATCGAACGGCACCCCGTTCCGCACCAGGTAGAGCGGGTCCACCAGATCGGGGTGCCAACTCAGTTTCCCTGCCCGGCACTCCCCAGCAACGGGGCGGCCGCTTCGGCAAACCCGCCGGCGGCCGCGGCAATGCCCGCATCGCCAAGACGCGACACCAGCGCCTCGAGCTGCCCCTCGGTGACCGGCGGCGGGACCGGCACACCGTCAATGGCGCACACCGAAGCGGCAAGCATGGCCATGCCGAGATAGGGCGTGTTCTGCGCCAGCAGAGGCCCCACTGCCTTGAACAGCCGCAGCCGGTCCAGCGCACTCATCCGCCGAAGCACCAATTCGCGCCCGTCCGCATCGCGCACCACGGTCTGCGCAAGTGCCGCCGCCACGATCCTTCCGCTCGGCGTATCCATCAAATGCGCTGCCGCTTGGTGGCAAAGAATTCCAGCTTTTGCTTAACGCTGGCGTCACCTTTCCAGCTTCCCGCGTTCACGAGCTTGAACACGACGCCGCTGTACTGATACGTCGATGTCGACCCATCCACTTCGGTGACGTACTGATAAACAGTGCCGGCGGGCAACGATCCCTGGTTGAGAAAAGTCTGCTCGGCAACCGCAATAAAGTCGTCGACTGCGCTGGTACCGCGCTCAACTTCAAAACTCCCCTCCCAACCTTTGGGAAGTTCCGCCCCCATCGGTATGCCATCGAGCCGGTCCAGCCGCACCGACTGCGTAATCTGCCGGCTTTCGAACCCAGTCACATACGTAAGATCGACGCGTCCCTGCGGTCCCATCACCACAAGCTGGCAATCGCGTCCGATCGAGAATGAATTGATCGGCATCCTTGACACTCCAAACCAGTTTCATAAGAAGCGCTCAAGCCCAGCTCCCACAAAACCTTCCTCTCCTGCCTTTGCGGCAGAGGAAGGGGCCCAGCCCGCAGGGCTGGGAAAGTGAGGGTGTGGAGCAAGCGTCAAATTTTACCCAGTCGTCCCATTCACGAAGGCGGCAGCACCTGGCTTTGCACGATCACGGTCTGCCCGCCCTCGACATTGACAATGAATTTCTCATTGATGCCCTGGAACTGGACCTGAGCATCGCTCTGCACATACCCAAGACTTGTCCGGCTAAACGGATTGTTGCTCAGATCACAAATCACACTGAACGGTGGCGATCCATCCACGCTGCCCAGCACGCCCTGATTTAGCAGGCCCTGCAAATAACTCAGCTGCGTCGAGCGAATTTGCTGAAACAGGCTCGCATTGATCACCTGGCCGACGAACAAGCCCATGCCTGCCGCCAGCGTCGCGGCAATATAATTCGTCATCCGCGTATAGTTGTCACCATTTGTCGCCTGATTCGAACTGGTATTATGCCCGCAGCGAACACCCCAATACGCACCCCCCGGCTGCGGATTGCTCACCACATCGATGCCGGCCTCGAACAATGTCGTCAGTTCCGCATCGCTGTAGGTCGAAGTCTGCCCACTCCCCGGCACCCCCGACATCTGCGTACCCACCACATTATACAACGGCTTGTTCAGGCTCGACTGCTCGGGCGAAAGATTGCCCAACCGCCCCGCCACAAATCCCTGCGGCGAGACCAGCCTCGTCACCCCGTTCGCCTGATCGTTCCAGTAAATCCAGTCACCGAACATCAGCTTGGCGGCATAGGAGTCCAGCCCCGCCTGCTGCTTGGCGGTCACTGCATCGGCGATCGCCTCGTTCTGCGGCCCAACCAGGATCATGTAGACACCTTCAGACAAGCCAAAGCCCGCCTGCGCCGTCCACTGCGTCGCATCGTCCGCATCGGCGAGCATACCTATGCTGCAGCCCTGCCCACGCAACGCATACATGCCGAGGCGAGGGACCGTATCCTGCCCCACCAAAGTCGCCGCCGTCACCGAAGCCGCACCGTCAGTTCCCCCGGCCAAGGTCTGCCCCACGATCGCGGTCACTGTCACCGTAGTAGCCGAACCCAGCGTAGCCACCACCAGTTGCGACGGGCCACGCAACGGGCCATTCCCCTGATTCACCGCAGCAACCAGGTTTGCCCAGAACACCGCCGCACTCGGCGCGGAAATATTATCGAACACCTCAGGTACCACGCCCGGCAAAGCCACCGTCAAGCGCCAGCACCCGGCCTGCGGCGCGGCGCCAAGCGTCAGCGTCAGGCTGTTGCCGAGCGACCCCGTATAGCGGGCCGTCAATTGCGCCGCGAACGTTCCAGCCGAAAATCCAATAGCGTAGCTCGCGGCCACATCCGTCCCGTCACTGACACGCACACACAGGAACGCGCTCGCTCCCTGCTGCACCGCGCACGCCACGGCAGTACCCATGTCATATTTCCGCGCAATCACCGGCCCGAAATATTGCGCATAATCCGCCATCGTCCCAACCACTACGGGAGCGCCAACCGGCCCCCAAGGCGCGGTGCCGACCACGCCGATAACATTCGTCGGCACGCCATTCAGCACCAGATTTTGTGGCGCCACGATCTGCACATAAAGGTCAGGCACCACCAGCGCCGTGGTGTTCAGCGCGCCCTGCTGGAAAATCGGCATCAATCAGTCTCCCAAATCATTCCGCCTCCTCATAGGGAGGACCAAGTC